TTTCTATAATTTCCACTCAACTGCAAATAGCTATTACCGAACTCGTCAGTCTGCACTGTTCGAGTTTGATCTCCTATTACAGCTGCTATATAATTAGGCTGATTTGGATCTAAAGAAAGTCCGTTCCATGTTTCTAACACGGTTTTACTATTGCTGTAGTCATCGCCTCTTCTTATAATCAAGCTAAATACGCCTGATCCAGAATTTGAACTAACTACTTCCCAACGAATGTTCATATTAGATCCGCTAGGCAATACTTGATTCAATATACTACCTGTACCTGCCCAATTGTCCATGCCTTGTCCTACAGATATTGTCTCTAACACAAAACTAGCGCTGGGATTTATACCACCAACTAAATTAGTCGCGCTAGACGCAGTTACAAATCTAAAGCTATTTCCTATTGTTCCTATTAAACTCGATGTTAAAAATAGATTAGTAGAACTGCCTGTAGCTATTATATTAAAAATAGACGATAGCGAATTTATTTTGCTTGCTATATTTTGTACAGTTAAAGTAGCTGTACTTCCAGTTACAACGTAGTAGTTCGGAGCTGAGTCTATTTGCGTTCGACTAGAAGTCACATAAAATCTACCCAGGCTTGAGCCAGTTAATTGAAAAAACGCACCATCATCGAATGTAGGAGTTGCAGAAGCATTTGCATATTTTCCAGCAATACCGCATGGAATTTCAGCAATTGCTGGAGTATAAGATCCTGATACAACTCTTGTTATAAGTAAAGATGTTCCTCCTTGTTCGAAATAATTTAAAGCTGCTATACTAGTTAGATACTCATAGTTAGTGCCACCTGATATGAACGCAGTTCCAAATAGAGCTTTATATTCTGAATAAGAGGTTACTACTGTGGGTATATTCACCGGACCAAATACTGTCGGTCCTATAAGAGCGGCTCCTGCCGCTATTGGACCTTGAGTTATTTGGCTCATATCGTTTTCCGTTAGGAAAACTCCTGGTGATATTAATGTTTCAGCCATTTAAATAATTTATTTTATTTATTGTCCAAATGATGCTCCAGTTGGCAAAATGTTAAAGTCTAGTTGAATGAATTCTGCAGTCCTTGTAGGCTGTAAATATATAGCTCCTACCAATTGATTTCTGTCTATTACGTCAGGAGTATTATTTGTTTCGTCCATTACAACTTGGAATGCGTAAAGACCTTGCTTTTGTTGTACAAATTCCAAATATGGATTAACTTGATTCAAGAATTTATTTCTAGTTACAGTTGTATTTGGTTCGAATACAAGGTTATTTGATATTTGTTTTATATACCTCTTAAGAGAAATCAACAATCTTCTAACGTTCACTCTATCAAGAGCTGATGCTTTTGATTGCAAAGTTTTTTGACCGTATACAACCGTTCCAACTCCAGGGAATGTAGCGATTGGATTTACTTTTCCTGCGTACAAGAAGTTTCTATCATTAACGCTCAACCTTCTTTCTGGTTGCAATACGGTCGAAAGACCTCCTCTGTTGAGACCCGCTGGTGCGAACCATTCTGCAGATACTTTATCGTTATATTCGTAAATAGCTGGGATCAATGTAGAAGGAGGAACAAAATTAAGTTTTCCCGTTTCTCGACTTCTAAGTTGCACCCACGGCCAATATGTTGCAGCATACGAATTATCGTACGATTGCGCTTGAGTAGTCGCTTGTGTCATGCTTTGACCGTATCCAACTGTATCAACCACTGCGATACAATCGCCTCTATCTTGAGCTAAAGTAATTATGCTATTTACAGTCGAAGCTGCATTAACCATGGTTAAACCTGGTGCATATATCACGTTAAAATCGTAAGCGTCTTGATTCGATAACAAACTAAGTGGAACAGTGTAAGAATCAGGGAATACGCCTTGAATATTTGTTGTGGTTGTACTAACTGTTGATGTGGTATTAGGTACTGCTTCATATAAATTTAAAGCAGCTTGATTAAAACAACCCCAAATATTTCCTGTAGCCGTTGCGAAACCTCCATTTAAAGATCCGCTACCTACTCTTGGCATAGAAGCCGTATAAGCGCTATTTACAACTCCTGCTGTATTAAAATAATTAGGCATTGGAGTGTTAACTGCTCTTACTCTAACGTATTTTGATTTATTTGTGTATGATCCGCTATATTGCAAATAACTATTGCCAAATTCGTCAGTTTGTACTGTTTGAGTTTGGTCTCCTATGATATATGATACATAGTTTGGTTGATTTGGATCTAAAGAAAGTCCATTCCACGTTTCTAAAATAGTTTTACTATTGTTATAATCGTCTCCTCTTCTTATGATTAAGCTGAATATACCTGATCCTGAGTTTGAACTTACTACTTCCCAACGAATGTTAGACGTTGATCCAGATTGTAATAATCCAGAGGGCGCTGAAGCTGTTGCGTTATTCATTATTACACCAAATGATAAAGCCTCTAGTTGAAAAGACGTAGTGCCTGCAAAGTTTCCAATAGAAGCCGTTGCAGCTGTATAAGTTCCAGAAACTACTCTGGTTACAAGAAGAGAATCTCCGCCTTGTTCAAAGTAATTCAAAGCCGCCATGCTCGTTAAATACTCTTGAGAAGTGCCTCCAGAGACGAATGCGGCTCCGAATATCGCTTTATATTCAGAATACGAAGTAACTTGAGTTGGTATGTTTACTGGACCTGTAACTGTGGGACCTAACAACGCAGCTCCTGCTGCTATTGGACCTTGAGTTATTTGACTCATATCGTTTTCCGTTAGGAAAACTCCTGGTGATATTAATGTTTCAGCCATGTTTTTATATTAATTTATAGTTTTGGATCTGATAATAAATATCGCCGCTTTGGTCAAATTACTGATTGAATTCCCCAGTTTCGATATTTATGGTGATATTTCCGTATTTTTCTCTCAGTTGTAAAAATAGTTCGGATTCTGATTTTTTTATTTCTACTATTTTGTGTCTCTGTTCTTCTATTTGGTTTTCCAAACTGAGTTTTTGATAAGTTAGTTCTCCAAGAATTGACGCAACTTCCAAACTCTGTTGCTTTATCAATTCTATTTGTCCTAATTCTTCATCTGTAATTTTTCCCATAACGTTGATTTTAAAACTTGGTTTTTTAAATAAATATATTGTATTTTGCGTAATTAAAAACTCCTCTGTTTTGAGGAGTGATTTTTTTATTTTTTATTAGCGTCCATTTTTTTAGGGTGCTTTTTCTTGTAATACTTTCTTTTCTTTTTTTGTTGCTCTGCTAGTTGAGTTACCTCTTGTGGTTGTTCTATTACAACTACAGGTTTTTCCTCTTGAATAGAAGACAAATCTACTTCAGGTAGAACTACGTCTTCGATTTTTAAAACTTGTTCTTTTTGAGATTTTGATTTTTTGTTTACTACTAGAATTGTTGTTGCAATTATAGCTAGCAATAGAATTAGTGTTAGTGTCATATTTTGTTTATTTATAAATATATAGAAATTTGGAATATTTTAATCTTATTAAACTACTCATTGTCTAATATAAATATAGAATTTTAATATAATTTATGGTAAACTTAAACTTCCTGCGTACCAATATCCGCTTATACCATAAAAATTATATATTTTTTGATTACCAAGAAGGGTAACATCTTGACTTCTTGCATTAATAGGATATGGAGAAGAAACAATAACATCATTAGCATTACCAGTAACTATTATAGTAAAACTTGTGCCTTCTACTACTGGTGGGAAAATGATTGATCCCATATCTATAGTTCCGGGATCTTCTTGAGCAGTAACTTTATATATTCCACTAGGATTAGATGGCATAGCAAAGCTTACATTAACATCAGTTACTTCTACTAATGTAGGTAATATTATACTACCTGTTATTGTTTGACTTCCTATAAACGTATTTGTGCCTGTAGTTGCAAATGAACTAGTAGCGATATTTAAAACATAATTGGAAGCAGATACAAAATTAGTAGCCCAACTAGCAGTACCAAATAGTGATGCTGTTAGTGCACTACTATTAATCCATTTAGTAGATAATGTATCATATACTAATGGTTGTCCATTAGTAGGTGATGTTAATTGTACGTCAGTTAATCCTGCTAATGATGTTGCACCTCCACCTACACCGCCTCCGCCACCAGCACCAGAACCTCTAAACAATCCTGCAGCATAAAATTCATAGGAGGCCGCTGTATTAAAATCAGCATTATGTCTTAATAACATAAAACCGATATAAATAGCACTAGCTGCTGTGTTAGGTGCTTCAGTAAATGTTTCAGTAGTCACAGCTGCAAGAGCATCAGCTTCATTTGCATATTGAGCATTTCCATAATAAACAAATAATGCTTTTGTAGCACTATTTGGAAAATAGAATACTCTCTGTATTGTCCATTTATTTGCATCTACTGTTGCTAATGTACCTGCATTTGAATACTGTGTTGGGTCTATGTCTGTGAATCCAGCTCCACCGTTTGTATTGTAAACGAAATCAGATCCTGATTGATAGTATCTAAATATTTTAGAGGTTGGTGTACCTACTGCTTCTTCAATATAGCTGGGTTGGGTTGGGTTTATTGTATAATTTCTGCCGTCTACCCAAGATGTACCACCACTTAATAATAAGCCTCTAGCAGAAGATCCGCTTTGAGATAATGTATATCCTGATATTTTTAATGCTCCAAATGCTTTAATGAAATCAAAAGATCTTTGTTTCCATCCATATGCTACGCCTGGAAAAGTCTGAACACCATTTATTGTGGATCTATTCTGATGGAGTACAATACCGATTGGTATTAATGTATTATAATCGCCATTATTATATGGTATTCCTTGAGCGTATATTTGATTTGATGAATTTATAGCAACAAATTGTTGGTCAAATGATCCACTTAAAGCATCAATAGTATTAGTTAAATTTCCCCATTCTAAAAATTGTACTGTAGGATACGGATCATCTGGTACTGTTACATTCAAATCAACAATAATACCACTACCGCTTCCTATTCTATATGTGTTTGAATTTACTTGCGATATGATACCGCCATGCAATAAACCCGTATATAAATTACTTTCTAACCAACGTAGACGAGTTACATTATTATATCCGTTACCGTTTTGACTAAAGTATAAATCGTTTGTTGAACCTGATACATATATGTACGATGCAGATATTGATGTATCTATGTTTTTAGATACTGGCATGAATTTAATCACACCATCTGTTTCCATATCACCATATATACTAATTGTTGGTGTTGCGGGTGTTGTAGTTGATCCTGATATTATGATGCTGCCTGATAATATTGTATTGCCAAGTAGATTATTATTACCTATTTGTGTAGTCGAACCGGTTATTATGAGTGAACCAGTTAACGTTAGGGTATTTGATCCGCTAAAAGTCAAATTAGCAGAACCACTAAAGTTCGTGTTGTCTTTGTTGAATTGTAAAGAATTTATTGGACCTCCTGGGATGGTGGCTCCTCCG